GAGTTTGTAAAAATAGCCGCTTGACTTCCAGTGTTTGTTGAATAACTAACTTCAAACCGACCATTTGCGTTAATTCTGGCTCGTTCTGTGGCATTAGTTCCAAACGAAATTGCGGCGTTATCTCTGTTCCACAAATAGGTAACGCTGTCCGATGTTTGCAAAACATCAAAACCCGTTCCAGAACCGCCAGTTACACGCAAAGATGCACTAGCGCTGTTTTTAACTTGAATATTGACAGTTGCCGCGCCTGATATTGATGTAGTCCCAACACCCAAATTCCCAGCGCTGTCGAGAACCATCAAGGTACTACGACCACCGCCACCCGCAGAAGTTTGCGTACTGAAATAAAGTGATTGACCAGATGCCCAATCAAAGTAGTTGATGCCTGTGCTTCTATACAAAGAAAGACGAGCGTTGTTGCCTTGCGAAATTAAATCGGCTGATGTGTTTATTGCACCATTCACATCCAACTTATAAGCAGGCGAACTCGTCCCAATACCCAGACCTGTTGAGGTGAGGCGCATTTGTTCTGCATTGTTAGCACCAAAGATTACAGATGCGTTCTCATAGTTCCAAATATACCCGTTAGTTGATGCAGAGTTATCAATGGACAATAAGAATCCATCTGTTCCTGTGTAGCCTGTATTTGAACTTTGTAAACGTATTTGTGCTTGATTACTTCCACCAATAGCAAGACCACGAATACCTCCAGTTGAAGTTGAAGGGTCTGAAATGCCAACACCTAAATTACTCCCATCAAAAGTAAGCGCAGAGCCACTTGTCAGAACCTTTGAGCCGTTCAGGTAAGTAACTCCGTTTGCTGTGCCTCCAGAGAGGGTTGGATTGCTTGTCAGGGTCAATCCAGAGCTTGATAGACGCATCCATTCTGCATGCGATCCAGAATATCCCGCCCAAACAAAGTCTCCATAACCACTAGAGTTCTGAACAACGCCAAATACGTTTTGCAGACTAGCATTGTTTTTAAAGTAAATGGAGTTAAACAGTCCAGTAGCAGGGCTTGCACTATTCTGAAGAATAAAACCATTAGGATAAGTCGTGGCGTCTGTACCAGAGTAAGTTGTATCTTTATTGCGATTAGATGTAAGGTGTACTCCGCTAAAAGACAAAACACTGCCAGTAGTCAGAACCTTAGAGCCATTTAAGTAAGCAACGCCATCAGCAGTTCCACCACTGATTGTTACAGTACTAGAGGCACTTAATGTTGTAAAGTTACCACTATTAGGTGTTGAAGAACCAACTTGACCATTGATATTGATTGAGGCAGTACCCGTTAGATGGGTCACAGTACCGCTAGATGGCGTACCTAAAGCACCGCCATTGACAACCATTGCACCGATATTAGGCGTATTAATAGCTAAAGCAGTCGCTACACCAGTACCAAGTCCTGTAACGCCTGTAGACAGTGGCAAACCAGTTAGGTTAGTAGCAACGCCAGATGCAGGTGTTCCCAAAGCAGGAGTTACCAATGTTGGCGAATTTGACAACACTACATCACCAGTACCAGTAGATGAGGTTACACCTGTACCACCATTGGCAACAGGAAGAGTTCCTGTTACGTTAGTTGCAGCGTTTACGAAGGTTGTAGATGTAGTTCCAGTACCACCATTAGCAATTGGGAGAGTACCTGTAATGTCGGCAGTAGAAAGAGTTACTGCATCCCAAGAAGCATTAGTACCATCGGTCTGAAGATACTTGTTTGCGTTACTTGTTTGGCTAGGCAATAGATTATTCAAAGCGCTAGCAGCCGTAGAAGCACCTGTACCGCCATCAGCAACGGCTAAGTCTGTGATACCTGTAATCGTGCCACCAGTAATTGCAGCAGAGGCATTATCTGTCTTCGTTGCAATGGCAGTAGCAATATTGTTGTACTCAGTATCAATCTCAGTACCTTTGACAATCTTAAGTGGATCGCCAGTAGGTAAATTATCTTTAGTAGCGAAGTTAGTACTTTTTGTATAATTTGACATATCTATCCTATCTTGCCGTTCTTGGTTAAAAGCTCAATCTTTTGGATTGATAACTGCGTCCCATTGATTGTGGTTTCATATCCAGTTTGGACAACTTTTCCAAAACCAGATGCGCTTACCTCTAAGGTTTTAATCAAAACACCATTAGAGTACTCTGAAATATTGTACTCAGCAATACCATATTCATACGTTCCTTGAAGCGGAATATATGCGTTGTTTGACAAGTAATTAGCAGAGAAATCAAAGCCCCATTTCATCGTTACAAACTGGTCTGAACCACCAATAACAATGACCTTGATTTTCTTCAAAATAGAGATTTGATTGACGTTGCCAAGGTCTGCATGGTTTGTGTAGTAAGCAAGTCGATAGTTAGATGTACTGTCTAAATAACCACCATACTTACCAATAAAGCCAGTTTTACCAATAAGCAAATCGCCATTACGTAGTGAATACAAACAAGTAGGCGCTATGTTGTTCCATTGCGTAACACGGGAAGCACCATCAGGAAGTTGGGTCTTTGTATCAAAACAGAAGACTTGAGCCAAAGCAGGTAACGTAAGCAGATAAAACGCATTCTTCTCTGAGTAAACAGACTTTACTGCACTCATTGTTTCAACAGATAAAGCAGAAACCAAGGTAGAACGAATGTTCTTAGACAAGTCTCTCAAAGGAGCAGACTTCTCTTGAATCGTCCTCATCAAAGAACGAACACCTGAGTCAGACAAGAAGATAACGTCAGAGCCAATACTCTGTATCGAATCTCTGGCAACGCACCCAATAGAGCCTACTGTGTCGCTTAAAGACATCGAAGCGGGAGTGGTAGCACCTTGATAAACAAGAATCTGTCGTTTACCAAAGATAAATAAGAAATCATTGTGAGCAGCTAAACCCATCACTTCATCAGAACCATTAGGCCATACACGGGTTACATCCAATGAACCTGTCGTGCCACCTGACCATACATGACCTGCAATCAGATCAGAGAAGTAAATAGTTGTCTTATTGCTTGTAGTGTTAGCCACCCACAAACGACCAAATGCTGAAATGGCGATATTTGCCTGTTGAACAGTACCAACATACCCTGTCTTCTCGGACACTCTACGATACGTAGTAGTACTTACAGCAGGGTCAAAGATGAGAGGATCATGTCCAGATTGAAAGAAATAAGTAATCCCATTCAACGAAGCACAATGCCAGTTACTAGCAGTAATCGTGGGAGCAGAACCTCCACCACCATAGGTCAACTCGGTCACAGCGTTAGAAGTGCCAAGTTTGAATAACTTGTTGTTCCCTGCGAACAGAACTGTCAAAGTACCATCAATCTGCACTAACTCATGGATGACAGTAACGTCATTGAATCCTAAGTTACCAGATGAAGGATTAACAAGCGTGTAACCTTTTCTAGCACCAATCCGACCAAACTGGTCAATCACACAATTGGTAGCAACCAAAGCAAAGCCAGACGCCAAATCTAATGGCGAATCTTGAGTATTCAGGCCGTAAAAGCCTGGTGCTGAGATGCTATCGCTTTGAAGTGGTGCTGCCATTAGACCGCCACAAAGTTATCTTCAGGGTAACGAGTGCTTTCCAATGCAATGGCATCAGAGAGCATACCCTTGTATAAAACATAGGCATCAGAAGTGGTTGTGCCACCATCTTCACCACGCTCCATCAAGGCACGAGCATAAGCATTCTGTGTCACCAAGTAGTCCAAAACCTTAACTGAAGTACCATCAGCAGTCAAAGCCGCTTGAGGAATAGTCAAGTCAAACAACAGAGTAAAAGCACCATTAGGAACAGGAAACAAGTCTACTTTGGTGTCTCCACTACCATCTACACCGCTAAAGCAAAACTCTGAAGGGATAGACTGAGAAGGTGCACCAAGGTTTAGTTTGCGGTTCATGTCCACAAACTCAATATTTCGTAGACCAATCAAACTGGTTGTGTTGATTGCATCATTGATACGGAACTTCTGTCCCGCACCTGTCAAAGCATAAGAACTCGTGCCAGCAGTAGTCGTTACTGTGATTGTTTGAGCCAAGACGTTCCATGAATAAGCGTCTTCAATCTGTCTCTTAGCATCATTGACAAACTTACCAATCAAAGCGGAATAGGTTGTCTCTGAGACTGTAGAAACAGTAGTCTCACGCAATCGCACAAGCACATCGTTAACAAGTTCTAAGTAGGTCATGTTCGTTGCGCTCCTATAACCTCAAATGTGGCAATAAAACTGAAGGAACTTGCCGCTTCAGTTGTAAGTTGTAATCTGTCACCCTCTTCTAAAACGATGTATGCAACACCATTGAATTCTAAATACTCTTTAGAAGTTAGATTGTAAGAAGTAAGGATGTCTAAAGTCGTTGCTGCACTTGCGTCATACCATTGGACTGTGATGTGCTTTGTTGATCCACCAGTATTGTGGATGTACATGACAGTAAATTTGGCGTAATAACCCGTAGGTACTGTGTAAACAGTAGTCAGCGTAGCGGCTGTTGGGTTAACTCCGACTGAGGTTGGCCTCATTTACTATTCCTCTTAGAGATCGCTTTAGCCTTCGCTTTAGCGTCTTCCTTGGACGATGCGCCCCAAGCTCTAAGAGATAATAGGAGTCGGGTAGGCTTCCCATCTTTCATCTCAGCGCCAGGCATATTGCCCATTCGTGCTAAAAAGGATGCCCTAC